ACTGTGGCGGTGCCAGTGCCGGTGTTGTCGATGCGCTGCACTGGCTGGTGGCGAAATTCGATATATTCCGCGCCCGGTGTGAACGGCAGATCGGGCCAAGCGACGGGGATAGCGCCCGCGACGGTGTTAAGCCGCGTTTTGAGTGCGGTGTTTATTTCTGCGAAGGTGCTCATCCGCGCCTAGCCCTCAAAGTGTTTGCGTTGCGTTCGACGAATGTTGACCACTTGGCTGCGGCAATATCTCTCCACCCACCGCCGCCTTGCCCAACTCCGATGGCGTAATGTCTAGGAATGGCGTAGGACGCCACCCACGCAAAGCTGATGGGATCACCAAGCTCTAGCTGCGCGATGCCCAGCGTGAAGCTGTCGCCGCCTTCAGCTACCTGCGAGCCGCGCACTTCGACCGTCAGCGAGTTGCGCAAAAAGCCCGTATCGACAGGCATGTTGCCACCCCTAGCGACAGGCGTTTGCGCGTCCTCGATCACGTCTTGCAGCGATTGCTTGGCAACATTCAGCAGGTCGCGGCTCGTCAAGTCCACGAAACGCGATACGTCGGCCATGAATCGTTTGTTTTCAGCCACGAAGCCAATCCACCACGTAAGCCTCAACGCATCTGCATTGGATGGTCTGAGACGCACTAGCGCCTAGGCTTGTATCCCCCGGAAAGCGCATTTGCGAGCCATCAGGCAAAACCCAAGGCGTCTCCATGCCTTCAACCTCACGCCCGTCCATAAGCCTGTGATCGGGTCTTGTGCGAGAGTCGCCGGTCGCATCCCAAACGCGCTTGATCGCATCGCTGGCAATCGCGCCTTGCTCCACGGCTTGCGCAATGCCCTCGCGCCGCCCAGCCCGTAACGCGGTGACAGATTCAGTGCGGGCGATAACCTCTGCGCGGTGCTTTAGCAGCCGTTCGCTGTAACGCGCCGTGATGCGGTCAATGTCAGCACTCGCAAGGGGCTTGCCGTCCGCAATGGCGCGGCGGACGATGCCATCAAACCGCTTGTCCCGTAGCTGGCGCGTAAAATAACCCGCATCCAAGTTGGCAAGCTGCGCCCTCGCATTGCTCACATAACCCGCTTGCTGCGTCGTCAAGCCAATCTGCCCCCGCACCGCAATCGCCGCCTGCCTCGGCCCCACGCCTTCCGTTAGTTGCTGTGTGATGATGCCGCGAATGGCCGTGCGGTTGGTTTCGATGATTTCGGTAATCAGTCCGCCTACGTGATCTCGCGCCCATGAAACTGCCCGTGGTGCATTGCCATCCAAAGCTATCCGCGCTGCAAATGCCGGTGCCGCTGCCGCAATCGTGCCAGCGCCTTCGAAATATGCCGTGCGCAGGGCTTGGTCGATTGGGAACAGGTCGCCCCGCGTGATGCCTGCAATCTCGATTGCGCGGCCAATGTCGCGGTTTTCGATAGCCTCGACCAGCGCCCGCAGATTGATGCTTTCGCGCCGCTCGCGGATGGCCATTTCGAAAGCGCGTTGAATTGCGCGATCGTGCTTGGCGAGCGCCCGTTGGATGCGGTCAGCAGTGATGCGGCGTCTTGCCATTACACCCGCGCTTGCACTTCAAAATACAGCACCACCCCCTGCGGATCATACGGCATGACATTCACAATCGAATAGTCGATGCCATTGATCCGCAGCCGGTCGGTCTGGTTCGGAACCGGCCCATTAGCCGCAACCATCACGCGTCGGTCGCCTGCCATAATTAGCGTTCCGTCCACCAGCGCGCGGCTGTAGCGCATGACGTTCGCCACCACGGGGATTGTTTCGGTGCCCGTTGGCGCTTCCCACGGCTGCGCAGGGTTGCCCGTGGTGCGAATGATAGCAACGTCGAACACGCCACTGCCAACCTCACCCGCAAGGCTGGCAAGCGCGGCTGTCACCTCTTGCTGGATCTGTTGGCCGCTCATCTCAGTTGCCCACCGAGCGCAAGCCTACCATAAACTTGCCGGGCATATAGGGCGCGAGCATTGCTGCGATCTTGGTGCTTGTCGGTGAAGCATTGGCCCAAGCGTCAGAGCTGTCGGTCGATCCAGTAACCGTCCAGGCAATTTCGCCGACCTTCGTCAGCACCTTTTGTTGGGCCGGAGTGAACGTGGCCGTCCAAAACCCGGGGTTTTGCAGCTCAAAAACTGCGGCCTCGTAGATGGCCTCGTCTACATTCGGCGAAGTTTCGTCAAACCCTGGAAGAAATTGCGCTACATAGTGGAAGCGAATATAATCAGTGGCCCGAACCAAGGCTTGCTCAGATGCAGGCTCATTGGCCACGTCCAGCCCTCGCAGGGCAGCGTAAGTGATCCAGCCTGCGAGGGTTGCGGCCACGTTAGTCGTCCTTTTTGGGATTGGTCACCGGGGTCTTGGCCTTGGTGTCCTTCTCGTTGATGACGCGATAGCGGCCGGCTAAGCCAGTCGGCTCGCTCTCGACCTCAAACTCGGTGCCGATTTCGATTTCCTTGCCGTCTGCGCCATAAACGCCGCCATGCGTGATTTCGATCTTCATGAGAATTCTCCTGGATGAAGAAGCTGGGCGGGGTAAACCGCCCAGCTACTATCAGTTGACGACAGTCGAGTAAAACACGCCAGTCCGACCGTTAAAATCAGCCCGGATCTCAAGGCCCATGGCCCCCATGATCAGGAACTGATAATTGTCGGTCGGGTTATGGCGGGTCTTGGCGGTGGTGTTAACCGCCATGCCAATGAGCGGACGAATGTAGTCAGCATTCGGGACAAACCCGAAGAACTGGTTCCCAGTAAGCTCAAAAGTGACCTCGATCTTGGCGATGCGGCGGTTGGCCAGAATGGCCTCACGCAGCGAGCCGATCTTGAAGCCCGCCGAACCAGAATAGGGACGGTCCCAGTTCCGTGCAATCTCCGGCGAGATGTAGAGGTTGACCGGGGCTGCGATGAAGTTGTCGTCCAGCATAGCGCCAAACGGGCCATTGATGAACGCTTCAATCGCATCCGAGGTCGTGCCAGCGGCAGCCAGGTCGATGTTGGCACCACCAGCAGCCGAGCCGAGGTTAAGGACCTTCGACAGCGGGTTGGTCCGGATGCCGTAGGCCTGGTAACCCTGGAAAACGATGGTGGCATCGCCGTCAAGCGCAAATTGGGCCATATTGCGGCGGATCCGGGCAGTGCCAGCTTCTTGGTCGTCTGCCACTGCATCGAAGTTCTCCGACTGAAGAGTGTTCCACTCACGCCATTCGCGGCCATATCCAGCTGAAAAAATCGGTACCGGAGTGCCGCGGTAGTCATAGACCACTTTGTCAAGCGGAACCGGCACTTGCCCGGACATCGAGCGCATGACAGGGTTGTTCGAGTCTGAAGACACGCGGGTCAGGTGCACCAGCTTCCCAATGTTGACGGGCTTTGCGAGCGGCATCAAGTCCGCCATGTAAGCCTGGCCTTCATCATTCCGCATAACGCGGCGAGTGATGCCATCAAGCTCCTGCCAAGCGTCACGAGGCAAAATTGCCGCCGAGTTAGCCACAGCTGCGAGCTGGTCTTCGGTCTGGTGGAACCATTCGCGGTTCACTGTGACCTCGTTCCACCAAGCTGCGTGCTGGCGCGAGTTGGCGACGAGATTTTCGTCAAAATAGCGCATTGAAGTATCTCCTTACGCGGCCGCGAGCTGGTTGCGTGCCACACGGACACGAACCAACTGGTCCGAGCCAGTGCTGTTGTTGAAAGCCTCTTCGGCGATGGCGATCACCCGGTTGCCCGTAGCTGCAAGGACAAAGCGCCCTGTTGCATTGGTCGTAAGCTGCGAGCCGCGAGCAACGTTGTTGCCGGTGGCAACACGGACATTGAAGAACTGCTCATCGAGCATCTCCATGCCCACGATGCGATCGTTAGCAGGCCAGGCGTCATTGACGCCCTTCATAGCCAGGTAGTTGTCCTGGGCGATATAGATCTTGCCAGCGGCATTTGCCCCAGCCTGGGCGAAATTGGCTCCAGACTCGATAAGTGCGGTGCCGGGCAGGATTGCAGCCGTGCAAATGCGCTCCTGAACCTGCGGAGTGGCCTCAGTGAAGGGACCGGCGAAAATCTTGTTATAGCGAGCCATTGATTAGTCCTCCGCCTTGGGGAGCTTGAAGCCGCCCGAGTTGGTGTTGACGACAGGCGCGCCATTGAGGGGAGCCGCCTTGCCGGGCTTGGCCTTCTCCGCCAGCTTGCGCGCGGCGTTGAGGGTCAATTCCTTGGCCGTTTCCTCGTCCATGAGGTTAGCCTTGACGATGGTTTCGACGTGGCCGGCAAGCTCGGCTGCGTCCTTTTCCTTTTGCGCGTTCTGGACGGCTTCGAGGTTCTCGGTAAGCGGCTTCACCGCCGTGCTGATGGCATTTGCCACAGCTTCGCCGATGCCATCCGAGAGGGCGTCAACCTTCTCGGAAAGCGCATCGAACTGTTCCTTGGTAACAGTCATATCGTTTTCCTTGTCATTCAAAGAGGGTTCCCGCCCGACGCCCGAGAAGGCTTCGATGATTGCGGACTTCAGTCGCTCCAACATCGGAGCAC